TGATAAACTATCGCTTTAGCTTCTTCATCACTACCACCTTGCTTGTAAAGTTCAAGTAAAGTATCTTGCCATCCTTCGGGCAAACTATCTAAAGTTTCTTTCGGTCTTCCTACTTTGTTCATGGTTCAAAGTTACTATAAATCGGTTAAATGTTTAAATGTTCAATATGTTCAGTAAATGTTCGTCTGAAACCCTTGCTACCATTGGATATGTTCAATATGTTCACCTTTTCGCATAGTAGTAATAATAGGTAGTATTAGTATATAGAGTTATTAAATTTTATATTATAGGAAATTCTGAGAATATTGAACATATCCTTTGTGGGCTTGACTTTCAGAGGGGTAAAAAGTGAACATTTGTGAACACATTTTCATAAAAAAAGGCGCTTAATGCACCTTTCTATACTTTCCTTGACTTTCCTTAACAAATAATTTAGGGAAATCTTTTCGCCGCATAGCGTTTTTAAATTTGTCATCTGGCAGGTTGATTTTAGCGCAAACCTCTTTAGCTTCCTTATAAGTAAACTCATCCGGTAAAGCGCTGTAAAGGTTATCCAGTTCCAAGGGAAGCCCCGTTTCAACTGTTTTATGTAGTGAACGCAATATCCTAACAGTTGATTGAGCATGATAACGGTACAATCTGTACCCTAGTTCTACAATAGTTTCATCAATATAAGGCGTTTTAGGGTTATTTATAATAGCTATTAATTGCGTTAATCTAGGAAGATAAGCGCTCATTTTTGCCTCTGCTCCGATAATGTATTGATCTATTCTACCATCAATCCTAGTGTTCGCCTCGCTAAGTCCTAATTGATAGTATTTAGTGTAAAGCGCTTTTGCTTCATCAGTTATTAATATATTGATTGTCTGTTGATTATCGCTATTACTCGAAGTTTTATTTGTATCGTAAAGGGTTAATACAAGATTATACCATTCAGCGCACATTTGACGAGATTTAGCAAATGGGTTACTGTTTGTATTTAAGTGTATGTAGTCTGATTCTACCATAAGAAAACGAGAAGCGAACCCGCTTTCAATCTTATCCATCGTGAATATGTTTGTTAGTCGGCTTGGCTGTGTTCCCATCAATAGGTTGATGTTAAGGTTCTGCACTACTCTTTCTTTCTCCCTATCGGCTCTAATTTGCGTGTAACGCCCACCGCTAAATGCTTGAGTAAAAAATGAGATACTATCATTGTTAGATTTATGAGCCCCAGCGTTTAGGATTGTTTCCGCTTCATCGTGATACACTCCCATTCCATTGGGTTGATCTTGGCAAAGGGCTATGTAACCCTCTGTCGTTCCATCCACAGCAAAGGGGTGAAAGCGCCTCGGCCTTGCTTTGGTGAACTGTTTCTTTTCACCTAATGCAGCCATCTTTTCGGCGTTCCATTCTTCTAACTTTGCCTTGTATTCAGCATCTTCACGCTGCAATGTATCGCTCAATGGTTGTTCACACATAGCCTTAAATGCGGGTGTTTTACCAACTGATACTGGCGCTATCATCATGCAGAATAAAATGTTTTTAGTATTAAATTCACTCTGGTAAGCATTACCCGCAAGGCTTGAACAAGTCCATAACCCGGCCGTTGCTAGGAATATAGGGTTAAGGGAAAGTTCTCTACTTACATCAAATATTGATTCTCTTATCTTTTCAGGGAATATTTCAAATGGGTATTGAAGCGTATCTGTTGTTTGTACCTTATCCCTATCCTCTAATTGCTTTGAATTAGCTTTTCTGATACGGTATGCAGAATTAACCGCCTTTATACCCTCATTTACGAAATCAGCGCTCCAAACATTATTTGTTAAATATTCAATGCACGTTTCTTTTTTAACACCGTATTCACAAAAGTGAGATGCAATGCTAAATGTATGCTTATTCCTTTGCCCGTCTACAAATTCAGTAGCACGTTTAAAGTTTGCAATTATCTTAACAATTTTCGCTTCATCCCCTATTGAATTAACAACCTCGTTGTTATATTCCGCTTTAGCGTTAAGATCTTTTTCGCTAAACATTAGGGTAAATTCTTCAGCGCTTTCATTAATGTATGGGTTAGCATCGTAAGAAGCAAAGCAGAAACGGCAAACATCAGCGTCAAGGTCTAAATATTCGCTAGTATAGTATATTGCAAATGTTCTTAGTCTTAAAGTATGTTCTTTACTGCTACATTTAGGAATACGAATAAGCGCTTTAATGCCATTACCAGACGGTGAGCGCCACGCAGCCAATGTAAACGGTAGCTTACAAATAGCGGTAAATTCTTGCGTAAACTTAGCAGTTGGTATCTTATCCAAATCAATAACCGCCATTCCTGAATGTTCGCTAAAGCCACGATCTGAACGAGTGCCAAATATACCCCCAAAGCAATAACCTGGAAGATTCTTTTTTAAATAGTCTTTTCGCTCCTTTACTGTTTCGTTTCGTATCTCATCAAATATTGGATTGTGCGTTGTAAGTTCACTAACAAACTGATAAAACTCTATTATCTCAGGTTCGTTTGTTTTAAATAATGATTGATAGCGGGTGAATTTCATGTTATTGGTTATTTGTTAAAATATTCAAAATCTGTTGTATTTTTAAATCTTCCTCTTAAATAATGCCCCAAGGTATGTTGATTCATTTTTGCGTATTGTGCTGCTTCTGACAAGCTACCAAATATAAATCCAGTAGACCTTTGTAATACTTTTTTTGCGCAACCATTATTACCGCCCTTTGATGCTATTGATGTTTTTAATCTTGACTCTAAAGTAGACCTAACTTTTTTAACATCAAGTGATTTTTTTAATTTTTCTTCTTCGCTATATTTATACCCCTTTCTTGTTGCAAATCTTGATGTATCGCCTTTGTATTTCTCTCCCTTATTCCAAGGTATTTTTCCTATTCTATATTTATTTCCTAACATTAACTTAGTTCTTTTTGCACTTGTTTCTTCTGATTCACATTTAAAAACATCGTCAGACTTTGGCAATTTTAAATTTAAGCCATTTTTACCTAATACATCGTAAAGATTGCCGTAGTATGATTCAAGTTTCAACATGTCATCTAATGAGCATTCAGTTATAATTTCAAATTTATGCTTATCAAAACCATACTTTTTTAAACTTCTGTATATTCTAACCTGATTTTTACAATCAAGTAATTCATATCTTTTTTTTCTTCTTTTTACATTTACCGAACTGCCAATGTAAACCTTGTTTGTAGGTGATGTAATTTTATAAATATGAGGCATAAATAAAAAACCCCTCGGAATTAGAGGCGGTAGCGGTCGCACTCCAATTCTTTGGGGTCAAAAAGTTTATAATGATGCCGCTACGCATCAGAGCAAATATACTATAAACCCATTACATAGTCAAAAAAAATAAAGAACTCATTCGGGCTGTGGATTATTGCATACAATGCCCCCGTTTTAGTTATTGTTTTTTCGTATTCTTTTTGATCTTGCGATTGCTTATCTTTTATTTTTATCTCAATGTAAACGGGAATGGGGAATTGATGTTTAGGGTTGTTTATATGCCCCTTTAAATCGCTTGAACCTTTTGCTCCAGTTCCTTTTCTCCATTCCATACCGCCGTCTAAATGCTCTAGTTTTCCGCTAAAAATATTAAACTTAGGTATCTTTTTTTTAACTGGCACTCCCATATTGTTTGTGCGTTCTAAATGATGACCTAACCAATTGCAATAGTTTGTGCAAAAAGTCTGCATTCCGTTTGCGCGTTTAGTATCGGGGTATTTAGGTGCAGCATAAAACCCATCTCTAAACGCTTCGGGATACTTCTCTTTAAAGTTTTCTTTGTGCGCATCCGCATATCTCGTTTTCCATGTAATCATAATTAACTATATTTCAATTCAATCCAATAATTATTTTCAGGGTTCTGCTTCGCTGCCTTAGCAACTCTTTTATGAAGGTGTATAATCTTAGCCATGCGCCCAAGGTTATGGTTGTGAACAGATAGAAAGTACCTACCCTCTAGTTCACCATTACAATACACGTAAGCGTAACGATGGCTATAAGGTTTAATGTTCAGCATACTGGTCTATTTTTATCTGCACCTCCATTACCTTGGCATTGTACACCCTATCGGTTAACATTAGGTTATAATGCGCTCTAAGGCTGCAACTAATGGTACTGTGTGAAGCGGCTTTGGTCAATACGGCTATCTCGGATAACATAAACTTAGTGTTGAACTTTAACATTGCCCTAAGACAATGCTTTGCCTCGCCAACAACGTTAGAGCATCTGCCTTTGATAGTTGTAATCGGGTCGCTTCCGAATACTTCTATAACATAAGCACGATATAACTGCATAGTAGGTTCATTATCTATCGCCGTTGCTGTGTACTTGCGGATGGCGGTTTCAAAGAGTTTGACGGCGGATTGGTATTCGGTTAGGGTCATTTTATATAATTAAATATGTGAGCAATAACTTCTACAGTCCAGCCATTTCCCAACATCTTATAACGCTGTGAATCTGAAACGTGGTTGGTGTAGTTGTCTTTAACTGTTTGTAATCTTTCACACTCTAAAGGGGTAAGTCGGCGGATACGGGAGTTGTACTTTATGTCATGTGGTTTTTTGCATAACGTATAATGTTTTCCAGATTCCAATTCAGTAGTACCCCAAGATTTAGAACGACCTAACATTATTGAAACAAGGTTATCTTTATTAACGGCACCTGTAAGTGTATTCATTTTACCCGTATCAATACCAGTTATCTCTTTAGCCTGAAACGGCGTATAGTCTTTGCCATTTGCCATGTTTTCTTTTCTTATTTTCTTTGCCTCGTCTGTTCTTCCAAACTTTATGCAGCCGACTATCTCAATATTAGTATTTTGTACAATCAAATCCATGTCAGAATGATTGCCACCTAAATTTCCTCCGGCGGTAAAGCAAATAGCTTTATTTTGATCTGCTTTAATATTGCCTTGTTTGTCTATCTTAATTATATTGTCAGTTGGTGCTAGTGCCGCGTTTGCTCTTAAACAGTTGCCTTTTTTGTTTCCAGAGGTAGGATTCCATGCAAAGCCATCGTTGTTGTGTCTTGCTGCATGATTTCTCATAAATGACAACATTTTCTCGCTCAAATAATACTTTTCATCAACCTCGTTTTCAAGTATATCTTTCAACAATAAACCTCTATCCTTTGGCTGCTCAATCTTGCAAACTAAATCGCCAAATAACCCCCCTGGTTCATGCCCGATGTTTGTCCAATAAATACGTTTACGATTCTGTGCAGAAACTAAAGTAGAATTGATATGTATACCATTAATGCCAATGGCTTTACTTAACACGCGTTCCCATTTTTCGCCCATTTCTACATTTTCCAATAAAAAGTATTTAGGCTTACATTCATTCAATAAACGAATATATTCCCAAAACAAATAAGACTGCCCCTCAAATTCGTAACCCTCTGCTTTTAGTTGCAGATAACGTTCTAAGGTTAATATTTCAGTTTCGCATTTGGTAGACATTCCTTTGCGCTTACCAGCAAAGCTGAAAGTCTGGCAAGGCGATCCGCCAATAAGTAAGTCAATCTTAGGTAAATCGCTACCTTTAACATCAACTACACTACCTAACTGAATAGTATTAGGATAGTTCGCCATTGTTACTTTAATAGCGTGTTTATCTATTTCGGATGCAAAGTACTTGTTTACTTTTATACCAACTCTTTCAAGTGCTTGTTGCCCGCAACTCATCCCGTCAAATAGGGATAATACATTTAATATTGCCATGATTGTTTTTTTGAAGGGTTAATTTTACCTAATACCAAAGATAACGGTAGCTTGTTCGCTTCTTCCCATTCTTCGGCGGGTATTTCTTTGCCGTTGACTAGGTAGAATCCTTCACCTTGTTTGCGAATGTACGTTGTTTGGGTTAGGTTCTGCTTTCTACGCAGATATTCTGTTGGGGTTGTGGTGTAGGGTTTCATGTTAAAATTTAATCATCATAAAAAGTTCTTTCACATACACCCACTCTGTAATCCCTAGATTAATGTATGTGTCTGGATGCCTATACTCCATTATAGTTCCATCGTTTGACTTACGGTATGA